CTTTTGAGCTTTGGTTGTATCCTAATAATACTTATGAAGCTATCTATGGGCAATTAGATATTCAAGATCACGATGTTTTTATAGGTATACAGGGCAACGAAAAAGAATTGGAAACTTATTACTTTCACGATGAATGTAATACAGGTGTGATTAATTCAACCACTTGTGTTAATCAAGATTGGAATGATATAGGCGAAAATCAAACCCTAGAAAATGGTGGGTCTATTTTTGTAGGACCCGCTATAGATTGTAGCAACCCCTTAAATGATACCAGTTGCTCAGGCTATGCCGATGCTTACCAAACTCAACAGTGCGACATAGACCAGTTATATTCTGAGTCATGTCCTTACTATTGGGATGCCTATGACGACCTCCAGTGTAATCTAGACCCACAGTATGGACCATTCTGTCAAGGTTATAGACAAGAAGATTCAGTGGCTTACTTTGAAGAAGAGATTGATTATGGTTATCAAGAAGAGTATGACATGTATGACACTTTTGGAGAGCCAGAACAGTACGGTTATTTTGAAGAGCCTGTGTTTGAACAAGAGTATAACACTTTTGAAGAGCCTGAGTACACCTATGAAGAAGAAATAATCTTTGAGCAGATGTTTCCACAAGAAGAACACCGTGAATCTTTTGAAGTTACACAAGACTTTCAAAGGGAAGAAGAGATGTTTATGCCAATGGAAGAACCAATGCTAGATGAGTTTATCTTCCAAGAAACATTTTTAGTTGAAGACTTCAGAGAACCTGAAACGTTTATAGAATTAGAAACTGTAGAACAATTGGAGGAATGGTTTGAGGAAGAGACAAGGATGGAAGAAGAACTTGCGTATGCAGAGGAGCCGGAAGAGGAGTTTCTTGAAGAAGTCTTTGAAGAAGAAGCTGTAGAAGAAGTGTTTGAGGACATCGAAGAGATGCGTGAAGAGATGGAAGAAGAACGTATAGCTGAAGTAAAAGAAGAAAGACAAGAAGAACTACAAGAAGAAGAAGTAATGATAGGTGATATACGCCCAGAAGGTAAGAGTTCCATTAGTAGAGATATGGCACTGAACGTTGTCTCGTCTACTCTAAGAACAGCTCAAGCTAGTGTTAGTGGAACTACATCAGGAAATTCTGTACACGCTACAGGTGGAACGACAGGAGCTTCTAGCTCTGCATCGTCTAGCTCTAGTGGTGGTATGAGTACAAGTAACTCACCTAGCATGTCAGCACAGTTTACATCTTCTACTGCACAGAACAATCAAGTATTAGATATGAGTACAAGCTTTAGTGTTAGTAACTCTACAAGCTCTACAAGTGTTGAAGTTGAGACAGTTGAGACAACGAGTGTCGCAGTCAATACAACACCTACTCAAACTTTACAAAGTCAAATAGATGTGTCAGTTTCTACAGATGCATCAGCTACAGAAGCTGAACAAACTGTAGCCAATGTCATAGCCCAAAACTTACAAGCTGCTCAAGATGATGTTGAAGCTAAACAAGAAGAGACTGGTGAGTATGGGTCAGAGAATACTATCATAGCTTACATGGGGTTTGTGCCTAACTTTAATAACTATAGGTTAGTGACATTACCCGATCAAGAAACGTGGTACGAGTCAACAGATATCTATGCCAACAATATGTTGTTAGATAACATTGAAGGCTTTTATCAAATGGCAGGTCAGAGTTTAGAAACACTGATTGAAATGAGAGAACTACAACCAAAATTATAGGAGAAGATTATGGATTGGTTACAAAATAAAACAACACAGTTTATTGCATTAGCTGGTATCATTGGAACACTAGCCGGATTTGGATATACTGGGGCAACCTATGTCAATAGGATTGAGAACTTAGAATCAAAAGCTCAACAAGCTAAAGAAACTGATGATGGTTTAGGTGAGATTGAGAAGAGAATAGAAGCGTTAGAAACTTCTGTGTCTTACATGAACAAGACGATTGATGAAACTATTTTAATTAAGATTGATAATCAGTCCAACAAAATCGAAGCCATCAAGTCTGATATGTCAGGTATGAAAGCTGATATCGAAAGTGTTAAGACTGATATCAAAATATTTAAAGAAGAGAATAAGAATCCTTTAGCTGGATAATTACTTTAAAACATTTAACTCTCTTTGAAAATAATTATGTAAGTCTCCCATCTTTGACTTACCGTTACGGAGGATTGTTTTGATTACGTCTCTCTCATCAAGAGGGAATATTTCATCCACCATATCCTCCGGTAACATACTAAACTCTGTAACTATATCATTGTTACGTGTAAGAAGTACTTTAAAACTTACTAAGTTTGCTTCACTTTTATTAACCATTATCACTCTCCAAGTTTGCAAAGGTTATTTTATCTTGTCTACCCCTTAGTCCTGCTTTCATATAAGAAGTAGCACGACCTTCAAAGAAGTTCTGGTGTTCAACACCCATCACTTCATCTAACCACCCTAGAGGATTCTCACGTTGGTCATAGTTTGTTTTAAGACCAAGTTGTAATAATCTTCTATCAGCTATGTATCTATTGTAAGCATACATATCTTTCTTGGTAAGACCTTCAAGGTCTCCCATGTCAAACACTAAGTCTAAGAACTTATCTTCTAGTGTTACCATTTGTCTACAAATCTCGTAGAGTTCTGCTTTAAAATCATCTGTCCAGATATCTATGTTCTCTTGAATAAATTCTCTAAAGAGTTTAGTCATAGCTTCAACGTGCATAGACTCATCCCGTATAGAGTAAGTAACTATCTGTCCCATACCTTTCATACGCCCAAAGCGTGGGAAGTTTAACAAGATTGCAAAGCTACTGAACAACTGTAGTCCTTCTGTAAAAGCTGAATAAACTGCTAAAGTTTTTGCAATGCTTTTCTTATCTGACTTGGTTGTCTTAATGTTGTGAACATACTCATGTTTGTTAGCCATTTCTTCGTACTCAGAAAAAGCTTTGTACTCTATCTCAGGCATACCCACTGTATCAAGTAACAAGCTATAGGCATGTTGATGGATAGACTCCATGTTTGCAAATGAACCCATCATCATCCTAGCTTCAGGCTTTCTAAAAATACGCATGTATCTATCAACGTAACCTGCACCTACATCTACATCAGATTGAGTAAACAATCTAAAGATTTGAGTCAGTAGATTCTTTTCTTTTTGGTCTAACTCTTGCCAATCTTTTACATCGGTGTGTAGTGGTACTGACTCCGGCATCCAATGCATTTGGTTTTGTAAGACATAGTAGTCAAACATCCATGGATTGTCAAAAGGTTTGTAGTAATCTCTTGTGTCTAATAAGCTCATTTGTTTTCCTTGTTAAATTTCTTAACTAAATATTTAAAATTTTCAATTACATATCCTGCGTAATCTTTTGTTTTTGAGAATGGATTATTATTTTCATCACAATAATCTAACCACATCCTGCTTGTAAAGCCAGAAAACTTCTGACTAAACACTTCTGTAAATTCTTCTTGTTTCATATTAATCCTTTGGTAAATATACTATGACAGCAGAGTTACACTTGGGACAACTTAAGTTAGTTTCCATAATGTATTCTTCGTTCTCATCTTCTATGTCGTGATCTCCACCCCATATTAATTGTGTTCCACAGTGCCAACAACCCATATCAACCCTCACAAGCTATACACTCAGCATCATCTAATTTAATACGCTGAACTTTAATGTTTACGTTCTCTGCATTACGAGCAGCATTAGTTCTAAAGTAATACAAAGATTTAAGTTTATTCATACCATACCAATGCACATCGCTAACGTACTGCATATATTCATCGTGTACTTCCTGTGGCTCTGTAGCTGTAGGTATAGTAAAGAAAAGATTAACTGATTGTGCTTGACAAATAAACTCTTGTCGTTTAGCAGCGTGTTCTATAATCCATATCTGATCTATCTCATTAGCAGTCTTGAATATTTCTTTTTCATCATCTGTAAGAATATCAAGGTGCTGTACTGAACCCTCGTTACCTGCAATGTCTTTCCATAAAGCAGTAAGCTCATCTTTCTTTAATCCTTTATCCTTTAGAATTTCTGCTAGGTATTTGTTCTTAACTTGGAACGAGCCTGAGAGAGTTTTGTGCGTATAAACATTAGCCCTGTATGGCTCAATCGAAGGAGATGTCCCACCACATATGATACTAGAAGAAGCATTAGGAGCAACAGCGAGTAGATGAGCATTACGCCTACCACTACCACTGACATCAGGTGACTCACCACGTTCATCAGCAAGTCGTTCAGTTGCTCTAAGCGAATGTCTCTTAATGTGTTTAAATGCTTTGTAATTAAAGCCCGTAGCGAAGATACCCTCAAAAGGAATGCTGCGTGATTGGAGATACGAATGGAATCCCATCGCACCCAAACCCAACGACCTTTCTCGATAAGCTGAGTAGGCAGATTTAAGAAACCCTTCTTTGCCCGGCTTAATATGTTTTTGAAACCTTTTAAAATTTGCATTGTATTCTCCTAAGTTATTTGTATCAACAGCGTTATCAATGTAATGTTGTAATACATTGTCAAGCATAGTAATTAAATCATCAATGAACAAAGGGTTCTCACTCCACTCATCAAAGTATTCTAAGTTTACAGAAGATAAACAACATACTGCTGTTCTCTCTTCGTTAGTAGGTAAAGTAATCTCGGAACATAGATTGCTCTGTCTGATTTCTAATCCTAAATCTTTTTGTTCTTTAGGTAATGCTTCGTTACATGTATCTATATTAACCATGTATGGCTCACCTGTCTCTGCTCTAGCATTAATGATTTGCCACCACAAGTCTCTAGCATTTACAATCTTTGTAGGTTCGTGAGTCTTAGGGTCAATCAATCTAAAGTCTGCATCTTCTTGTACAGCTTTGAGAAACTCATTGGTAAGGTTGATACCGTTATGAAGATTAAGATTCTTCCTGTTGATATCACCACCAGATTCTTTACGCATGTTAATAAACTCTTCAATCTCCGGATGAGATATGTCCATGTATGCAGCATAAGAACCACGTCTTGTAGTGCCTTGGTTAAAAGCTAACATCTGAGAATCAACTACATGCATGAAAGGAATTGAACCAGTAGACTTACTACCGTGAGTAGTAGAAATACCATTACTCCTAATATCTCCCCAAAATCCACCAATACCTCCACCCGAACTTGCCAACCAAATATTCTCGTCATAGTGAGCAGATAAACCATCCCTGCTATCAGGTACATAATTGAGGAAACAGCTAATAGGAAGACCACGACTTGTTCCCCCGTTACTAAGTATAGGAGTGCTAAACATGAACCAACAAGAGGAACTGTAGTGATAAAGTCTTTGAGCCAACTCAAAATCTGTGTGACCTTTGTATGTAGCTGCGAAGACTGATGCTCTTGCGAAGGCTTCTTGTGCATGTGTTTCATTCTCCCATAAGTATCTATCCTTAAGTGTGTCAAGGCTAAACTTATCTAATAGTTTTTCATTGCTATAATTAATCTTTATACCAAGATATTCCTTGATACCTACTTTATCGTCAACCATTCTTTGACTCCTTATCATGAATGTGAAGCATTATTATACCATAATGTAATATCTTAAGCAAGTCTTTTCGATTCTTTCCTGCTTTATTTCCATACCTTTTTGCATACTTCATAATGTTTCCCATACAAAAACCCTCACCATGACCCGAGTCAATAATTACATCAGTAGCTTGATACTTATCTGAAGCATAATGCTCACCATATGTATCAGTAATATAATATTTTAGTTCTAAAATTAACTCTTGTTCATCAAATTTATAATCCATAATTACTCCATTCCATAGGTAGTGTGTCTTCACTATACCACCTAAAATTGTTTTTCTCAGCCCATTCAGCATGGGTTCGTTTTGTTCTGTCCTTTCTCATCTTAGCTCCCGGCATAGGGGCAAATGGTTTTTGAAATAAGAATACTAACTCGTAATCTTCTACCATTTCTGTAAAAGATTCTCGTATCCATATATACTTACTGTATTCAGCATAATCCCAGAATCTTCCTTTTGCTTCTAGTAATATTATTTTACCATCAATAGTCTTTACAAAGTCTGGCTCGTAAGTATGCTGTACTACATAGTCAAGCTTATCCCAGTGATGTTTCCAATCTTGTAAAATTGTTTGATGTATATTATATTCCCAAGTACTATCATATCCTTTTGGTACGTTAGTTTTTTTAGGTCTAGGTTTTCTTGGTACTCTTCTAGGCATTTAAGTCTCCGAGTGTCATATTAGGATTACGTTTTACTTGTTTGTAAAACCACCTTAAACTATAAGCACTCAATAGAAACTTGTTGTTAGCAAAGATGTGAGTCTGTTCTGGCAAGAACTCATTAAGATTCTTTCTATTAATCTTCGATGTATCCTCTCCATCTGGAACCATAGTTCTTAACCACTCAATGAGTAGGTCTTCTGCTCTTCGTCTAAGTTGTTTGGCTTTTGTTGAACGCATCTGTTACCTCTATAACGTTAGGGATTTTAGGTGACTTTGTTAAGTACCTATATCCATTTGAATATTTAAATACACGTAAACCTTTACCCTCGTTAGAATCTTTATGGCATTCAAACTTGTGTCGGCAATAAGTACACTCTCTAGGTAGCTGCATGTTACCAGACTTACCATCGGGAACAGGACTATAACATAGTTCTGGTGGTGTTGCTAACTTAACAGCTTTCTTTATATCAGTGATCTTCTTCTTGATGTTAGGCTTGTCAAAGTTATCAGGTCTATACAAAGCTAACTCACCTGACTCTTTATTAAGAGCAAGGAAACCGCCTTTGTCTGTGCCCTGTGCTTGTTCATACCCAGCAAGTTGAGCCATATATCCAAACATATCATTCTCTGCTAGTGTACCATCTTTAAACTTCTTAAAGGCATAACCAGAAGCTGTCTTGATATCTACTACCTCACCATCAATAACACAATCCATGTGTCCTTTGATACCAGATACTTTGATTTCTTTTTGTTCATCGGTAACATCATGTCCAGATAGCTTGATCAGAAATATAACTATCTCTTCAAGTAAATGTCCATATAAAAACTTAATGAATAAAGAAGGTGGCATCCTCTCCGGAGTACCTTCTGACTTCATATCAAACCAAAGTTGTCGTGACTTCCTACCTATGTTAGACATACGTAAAGTTGCATCACCTCTTGGTTCAGGGTGAGACCACTTGTAAAGTATCTCTTTCATAGACTCACCAAACTGGTCGATAGTCTCAGGGTCTAGGTCAATGTGCTCACCATCGGCAAGTACACCTATCTTATTATATATATCTTCGACTAATGTGTCAAGTGTTTTTGATTTCTTTGTCATGTTTTTTTAAATATCCTATTGCTCTTTCTAAAATTTGTACGTTGTCTTTAAATCCTCCAAGACATCTATTACATGTGTGACATAACCAACCTCTAAAAGACTCGGTTTCGTGACAGTGATCTATAACCCAAGAACCATTTCTTTTGTTACCTAATCCATTTACTTTGTCTGCTGTACCTAAACATATAGGACATTGATAATTATCGTCTTGTGGCATACCATACTTTTCTTTTAATAATTTTCTTGCTTTACTTAAATGATTATTACAAGACTTGCATTCAGGTCTTAAAAAGTTTCCACCTGAAGCAGGACTAAAAGATGTAAGTGGTAATTTATGCTCACATTTAATACATATTTTACCATCCTCAAAAACTAATTCATCGTGATGGTCGGGAAATAATTCTTGTTGTTTAATGTGTCTCACTCCAATTACCTCCTACTTTAAATTCGCCATCCATCGGACAACGTAGATCAAAATGTTCACCTGCTTCTATGATAGATTCAACAGCCATTTGTCCTACCTTGTTTGCTCGACAAGATAAGACTTCTATCTGCCATTCATCGTGAATGTTTGCGACAAACTTATGTGGTGTTCCACTAAGCTTAAGCCTACTAGATAAAATACATAAAGCTTTCTTCATAAGAATAGCACCTGCTCCTTGAAGTAGTGTGTTCAAAGCTGAGTGTTTGTTTCTTATGTATAGCTTCCTACCATCTAATCCTTTGAGGTAATTTTTTGAAGCTGCTCTGTCAACTCGTTCCTTAAGAGACTTGTATGTTGGGAGACTACTAAGAAAGCGTTCTCGCAACTTCTTACCTTCTGCTCTGCTTCCTTTAATGATGCTTCCAATCTTCTCATCTCCTGCTCCGTAAACGAGTGCGTAGATGAAAGTTTTAGCCTGATCTCTTGATTTAAGTCCAGCAAAGTTTTTGTTAGTCGTGTGAATGTCTCCATTAATAATTTCATTTATGTACTCCTTATCATCCATGTAATGTGCTAACATGCGTAGCTCTAATCCACTTGCATCTACACCTACAAGCTTATGTCCTTCTGGTACAGTCCAACAGGCTCTACATTCTTTACCATACGGACTGTGAACAGATGGAACTTGTGCAACGTTAGGATTTCTATGTGTCATTCTTCCGGTAATCGTACCGTTAGGAATAACAAAGCCATGTATTCTACCATCATCCTTAACAGCTTCTACCCATGAATCAATCTGAGCTATACGCTTTTGCAGTAGTAAAAAGTCTGCAATAAGTTTTGCTTCGTGGATATGAGTTATCTTAGATAGTGTTTTCTCATCGACAATAGGCTGACCAGTAGGTGTAAATCTATCTGGCTTCCAACCAAAGTCAATAAGATATTCTCCAATCTGTTTACGAGAACCAAGATTAAACTCTTGTAAAGTTTGTCGCATAAAAGGATTGAAGTTGTTAGTATCTAAACAGCGTTGATATTCTTCATCAGTGAGTCCACGCTTGGATAGATTACCATCTTTCTTGATGTAGGGTGTGACCTCTTTTGTGTCTACCCATTTAGGTTTAAACGTTTCATGTACCTCTGATTCAATCAGTTGTTTCTTTTCTCTAAGCTCTGCTAATAAACTAAGTGCTGACTGCATATCAAAAGCAAAACCATCTTGCTCCTGTTGTTTCATAATCTTAGCAACACCCTGTTCAATTTCAATGCATTCTGGTTTAAAACCTTTTGATTCTTTACGAAGTTCTTGTAATACTCTAGTGTTTAACTGTACATCCCGTACACAATAGTTTAACATATCAGTAGAGTAGTTAAGATAATCTTCAAACTCAATCTTTGGGTAGCCTAACTTGTAACCCCAAGTCTCAAGGCTGTGACCACCATCACGTGTTGGATTAAACAGTCTGGATAAAACTAAAGTATCAATGATATCTTTATCACTGAGATTAACTCCTCCAAACTTTTCTACCATTGGTATATCAAATCCAATAATGTTGTGACCAATCAGCCTATCTGCTGTGGTAAGAAACTGATACCCTTCTTCTAACTTGTTAGGTGGGAACTTAAATATCTCACCTGAGTCAGGATTCTGGGCAACGATACACCATACTTTTGTGGCATGGATATCGTCAGTCTCTATATCAAATACTAAATCCATTAGAATCCCTCTTCACCAGAGTTATCAAACTCTATGTCTTCGTTAGTTAGTTCAGATAGTCTACCTGTTTCTGAATCATATATCACCCTAGCTGCCATACCTACATCACCTGTGTATCTTGATTTAAGTACACGTAGTCTTGTAGTCCTAGCTTCATCAGGGTCGTCTGATTGTTGATTACGTTCTAATGCAATCACACAATCTGATAGCTGACCAATACTGTTAGAGCCACGTAGATGAGAGAGACTTACTTCGATTCCATTCTCGTGTCCTTTGTTTCCATCGACACGTCTAAGATGTGATACAAGTATAATCCCTGCACCTGTCTCTTCAACTAAACTTCTAAGCCTAGTCATAATAGAATCAATGGCTCGTCTCTCATCACCTTCATGCACTGCACTTACCAACATGTGCAAGTGATCGACTACAACCCACTTACAGTCGCAACCAATAATCATAAAGCGTAGCTTGGTAAAGATATCATCAATGTCGTTGGTGCCAAAGTGGGAGTGAACCCATACTCTGTTTTTGTTCTCACCATCGTACAAGATGTCAAACATCTTATCAAGTTCTTCTTTAGAAAACTTCTCACGTTCTTGGTCAATGTATAACCTAGCGTTAGCTTCAATAGAAAGTATACCATCAATGGTACGTCTCCAATCTTCTTCTAATGCTATGATACCTACGTTGTCTTGTGTTTGTTTCACAAGCCAATGCTCTATCTCTCTGGTTACACTAGACTTACCAAGTCCTGTCCCACCTGTAAGAGTTACAAGCTCACCTTGTCTCAAGCCATACAGCTTTTTGTTGAGTCCTTCATAAGGATAAGGTATGCTTTGTTTCTTCTCACGATTGTGAAACTTCTCACGTTGCTCTGTAACATTGATAACACCGGATGGTGTATAAACTTTAGCAGACCACCAAGATTCAACGAAGTCCTTATGTCTGTTAGACTTAAGCATATCGTTAGGGTCTTTAAACCCATTGGGAAGTGTGAGTATCCTAGCCTTTCCGGGCTTGAAAAGTCTTGCAACTTTTACTGCTGCATCCTTTCCTGCTTTATCATTATCAAAAGCAACGATCACGTTTTCAAAGTTATCAAAGAACTCCAAGCTCTCCTTGATATCTCTTACTGCACCTTGTGCTCCACGCTTGATGGATACCACAGCCCACTTACTACCAAGTAGTTCGTAAGCTGCCATAGCATCACACTCCCCTTCGGTTATGGTGACGTACTTGCCACCCTTAAACAATTGCTGACCAAACAATCCGGTGTCATTATAACTACCTTGTACAAAGAAATCTTTAGTAATAGAGTTCCTACATTTAGTAGCTGACAATTCATGTCCGTTATAGTACGGATAGAAATGCTTAATGACCTGACCTTTCAAGTCTTGAACAGCTTTAACCCCAAACTTCTGTGCAGTTGCTTGAGATATTTTTCTGTCTGTCAATGCAATGAAGCTACCCTCAGTTACATTGTCAGGCTGTTTGGTTTGTGTTGGTTGTGATGTTGTCATAGTTTTTCCGTTACATGCTTGTTCATAGTTAGGCATAAATTCTCCACAACTGAAACACTTTGCCGAGCCATCTTCGTTGACTCCTACAGCATCACTGCTGGTGCATAGTGGACAGGGTTGTTTCAACTTATGCCAAGTTGTATCATTCATGTTAGCCCTCCTCAAGACTATGTGTTATCTTTTGCTACTTTAGATTCATCCTCTATAGTTTCTGGGTCGTCTCCAACAAACTGTCCTTTCTCATTACGAGCAGCTTCTGTTTCAACGATTGCTTCTTCTCTATCTTTGAGCAACTCTTCTAAGTTGGCTCGATGTGTACGACTTGCAAAGTCTAAAGCTTCTATGATAACTTGTAAGTTACCAACTTTCTGTACAATAACAGTAGCTTCTTGCTTTACAGTATCATCGCTGATGTTGTTGACATCAAACGAGGTGTTACCATCATCATTATTTATAGTAATAATCATTTAGAACTCCTCGTTATCTGAATCACCTTCAACATATTCTACCAAGTTTTCAACCTTTACAGCCATAAGTTCAGCGAACTGACCATAATCATTCTTGTAAGGTTTGATCTTGACAACAACTTCTGAACCATTGCCTACGCTAACATCCATGTCAGCACCATCGGTGTCGACAAGTTTAGGTGCAGCATTTGCAGTGCCATCATTTCTTGTAGCTCTCTTGCTAAAAGTAAATGCAGGTTCATCATACTTAGGCTGTCCTGCTCTGTCTCTAACTTGATTAAGACCTATGCCTTCAAGTTTAGATGCAGTATCAGGGTCTGTAAGAACAGTCAACCCATACTTGTGAGGTTGAAACCTCGTGTTTGGCGATGTGATATTAGCCCACATTGCCTTACCTTTTACATACTCATACATATTATTTCCTCCATCGGTTTGTATTAAGTGTCCGGTTTTAAGTGGCACAAGACCGGAAACTTGTAGATATTATAAGTTAAATAAAGGAGGGCAAAACTTCTTATAATATACCTTCGTATTAATCCCTAATAGCAGTGAGTATCTCTTCCCAAAATGTTAGTGCAGTATCGTCAAGTCGTACCTTAAAGGTATCGTCTAACTTCTCCACCACATGCCCGACAGTTGGGTAGTGTTCCGTCATATACAATCCAAACTTTCTGTACTCATCACGAGTAAGAATCTCTGTATTGTATTGATCTCTTTCTGCTAAGTAGTTCATCTTAATAAGCTTGTATTATAACACAAGTTACTATAAAAAGCAACCCTTAAATGTTAATTGTGAAAGGTAATGTACACCCTGTCATAGTAATAGGATTATCAAACTCTAAATCCATGACATAATTAAGTGTAGCTTGTTTAACTTTGTTAGGTACTTTACCCTCGTATTGAACATTAACAACATTACCTTCAAACAAATCATAGATCACAGTAAACTTTAGTGTTCTTTTGATTGTAATGTTTTCAATGTAATCGCCATAAGGTTTATCCGACCTAACCTTTGGGCATGTCATTAACTCTGGCTCTGGTAGTATCTCTGGCTGTCCTAAAACTTGTGTACCTGTGAGTACACCTAGTCCAGCATTAACACCTAACTCCTCAGTAGGCTCTGGTTCTATATACTTTTCAATAACCACAGTTGCAACCGGTGGTTTGTTTAAGCGTTCATCTAAATCATTTAAGATTCTATAAATCTCTGAGTTAGTTTCCTCCATAAGAGATACTCTGTCTGATAACTCAACCAAAGAATTACGATAGCTTTCTCGTGTAGACTGTATCAAGTCTGCATTTTTATTTACTGTTTCGAACTCTTCGCTTAGAGACAGGAAAGATTTATTCAACCTCGTAAGTCCTGCTTTGTTTTCTGTTATCCCTCCGGCTGTTGTTGTTACGATGCTATAGACAGAAGCCATCGAAGCCACCAGCACCATTCCAAATATTATTTTAAATTTCATTTACGCTACCTCCTGTGTAGTCCACCATGTAGGTTTAGCTCTGTTCTGTTCCCACTTGGCATAGTGTTTTTCATTGATTACATATCTACGATACGCAACGATTGGGTCATTGTGTTTGTATTCCTCCGGCATAGCCTGTGCTAATGGTGTCATATCACCAATGTTTATATTAAGTGGTAGTTGCATAAGAGGTGTTGATAGTTTATCAAAACTTAAATGCGATCTACCATATCTGTGACTGTACTCAATGGACAAGGCTATGAAGTGCCGATACAACCATTGATAGTTAGAACTAGATTCTCTTGCCCAGATAGTGCAAGGATGATTCTTGTATGCAGCTTTGTAAAGTCCTTGCTTGTCTGCCCATTCATCACCATCGAGTTCTCTGTGTGCTGTGCATAACATCTGTGCTGTTTCCAATGGCATCTTGACTAGCATCTTATCTGGCTGTGCTAGTGCTGATTCAACTGGACATTCATTAAAATAAAATATGTTCACTCGTCTTCCTCCTCATCATCATCTAATCCCATGATAACAATTTTGTTATTAACATATTCTTTACCAAACTTGTCTTCAAGTTTTTCTTTTAGTTTTTTATTAAATTCTTCTATACTCATTTGCCTTGCCCTCTATATTTTTTTAAGTTGGCTTTCTTACTTTTGTTCATGGTAGCTGTGCCAACGTTACCTCTACCTTGACTTGTCTTCTTACCTCTGCCTTGTGTTGCAGGTGTATGTGTACTTTTAGTCCACGTCTTCGCCATATCTATTCTCCTCTATCGTTGCTCTGCGTTTGTCTCTGTACTCTGTAACCCTTCGCCCATCAGCATAGTCAACTGTTTGTTTATACCATAACCCATCTTTGTATCTGGTGTCAATACCTACAACTCGTTTGGCTTGTTTTTCTAATTCAAGTATCTCTCTTTGCTGTTCAACTGCTTCATTAAACTCAGTCATAATGTAGTACTCCTTAACATAAAGCCTAACCAAAAACCAAAACACATTCCTGTAAAAAACATTTTATGTATCATTTTGTTATTTCTCCTTTTTATTTTTAAGTTCTTTTAATTCATCCCACTTGTAAAACTTCTGTGTCTCTGCATCCCAAAAGTTTCCACGCTGTACTCTTGGTGGTATGTGTGGTTCTATCTTATCATCATCAACCAAGTACATGTACAAAGTTGTCATTGATAACAACAAAACCATACCTACTACCACTAACATAAATTCCATAACTCTATCTCCTATATAGATTTTTCAAAGTTGCTACTACTTGTAATACTTTTGA